AACTTGAAGGCGAGCCGTGCCTTATCTCCTGAATCCTTTACGCCTTCCAGAGCCTCCGCGACATCGAGCACCGCCTGATCCAGAGGCATCTGCATGAGTTTGGCTGCATCGAGATTGAGCTCCGCCAGTGCATCGCGAGCCTCACCGTAGCCTTTGGCTGCCTCGGCGGAACGGCGCGTGAGTCGCTGAATACTCTGTGCGAGTTGCGTGAACTGAACATTGGCAAGCTCGCCAACATACTGGAACTGACTCAGCTTCTCTGCCGAGATGCCGAGGCGGTTCTCGTAGGCTTGTAGCTCTCGAGCATTGCGGATCGTCTGGCCGACGATGGAGTCGAGAACGCCAACGGCATCTTGCGCGACCTGGCGAAAGGCAAGGAAGCCTGTAGAGATAGCCGTGATCTGGCCGGAGAACTTCTGCAGCGCGGCGCCTGCCGAGCGGATCGGTGCAGTGAGCTGATTCTTCGCCGTCAGCAGGATTTCGATGACGTTACGAGTGGTTGCCACGCTGCCTCTCCTGATAGCGGCGCTCCGCCGCCGCGTCTCGCTCGAGTCGTCTTATGATCGCCTTGCGCGTTGTCTCGTCCTTGGCGCTGGTCAGCGCGTTTTCGATTGGAACCGCCTCGTTCCAAACGGCAAGGTCGATCAGGTATTCGCCGGCAAGGCCGACGAGAAAGCTACTCGGTCTCTGGCCGTACTTCTCCGCCATCTGGTGCAGAGTCCACGCCTTGATTCGACCGCTCGCCGTCTGGAAAGGTGGCCTGCGCGGCGGCAAGCTCCTTTTTCAACCCGGACAGCGCCATGATCGCACCGGCAAGCACGTCTAGCTGCCTCCAGTCGAGCTCTTCGAGCGCATGCTCCGAGGATTCGAACTCGTGAGCAGCATGATCCGTGATCCGGAACGTATGCCGATAGACAACTGCGTGCGTTGACATGTCCGGAGCGTCCTGCTCGCCAACTCTTGCGACCTCATTGCCGAGCAAAGGCGTAATCCACACCTTGTCGCTCGTGCCATAGATCGTGTGCTCTTCGCCTCGCGCATAGCGTGACATGGACAAACCTCCTGTATTCCAGCTAGTAGGCGCTGGTGTTGTTGTTCAGGATCACATGGCAAATGTTGTTATCACCAGTGCCGAGATAGAATCCGGCCTCGTAGGTAACGGTTTCCGGAATCACGTCTCCACCACCGCCGTAGGAATCATCGCGCTCGACAAGAACGGCGGCCGGAAGCCAGATTTCGAGGTCGTAGTTCTGGCCACCAACGTCGATGTCTGTTCCGCTATCGCAATAGACCGAGATTGAATCGACGGTGCTGCCAATGGTCGTATTGTTGATGACATCGTAGAAGGTGTCATCAAACCAGTCCTTATTGAAAGTCAGCGTCGCGCGGCGATGGCCGGAATAGATGAGAGGCCGTGTGCCGCGCACTCCGTATCCGGCGGCCTGCTGAACGCGCAGGTTGTTCTCGAGCCGGAAGGTCCAGTCGGCGCAGTCGTTGCCATCGTCCAGGTTGTCGTCTGAGTCCGGCTGCGTACCAACGGCGTTTTCGCGCCGGCAGTACGAGTGGTGCATTTCGATGAATTGAGCCGCAGACAATGTGCCAATCGCATCGGCAGCCTGCGAGCCGGCCTGGCCTACGATGTCCATAGACACCGTGACGATACGGTTCTCAGCCGAGCTGATCTCGAGCGTGTTGACCATACAGCCGACAAAGCGATAGGCGTCACCCGCGCCATTGATGCGTGCGATGGTCCACGAACTCGGCATGTTGCCGGCCTGATAGGCGACCTCGAACAGATGCTCATAGCCGTTATTGGTGCCAGTGTTGTCGGTAGTGGTGGCCGTTCCAACGGCATTGTTGAAAATGTGACCGATGTCGTCGTATTCGGCCTCCACGACGACAGTACCAGACACATCAGGCATTCCGCGAAAGCCGCGCAATGTGCCGGCAGCGTAATAGAATGGCACCGTAACGCCACTCGCCTGAGCGAGCGGTAGCGGTCCATCCTTTGTGCGAAGAGAGTTAGATACCGGACGCCACCAGACGTCCGGATTCACGCCAGTTCCGAAGGTGGTCTCCTTCGCGATGCCAAAGACCTCTTCGTATCCATAGGCAGGAGGCGAAACCGCCATAGTGTTACTCCTCTGTCATCACGACAGTGGTAGAGGCTCAGTTCAGGCTCGGCGACCTCGCCTCCGGTTTATCCTTCGCCGCTGCCTTGGCGGAACTTTTCGCCTGCGCCTTTGGCGCGGCCTTATCTACGATCTCCCAACTCGGAGGCACGCAATGGCGCTCCGCGAAGTCGGCATCAACCTCAATGGTCTCGCCGCGCCTCACTACGCCAGCATCAGGAATGATCCGCGCTCCGGATGGTCCGAGATACCTGACCGTGACTTTCATGGCTATGTATCCGTGCTCATGTCGCCGGACGTATGCTGCCAGCGAACGTTGTAGAGAACAGTGAGAACGCCAGCTCGGATCTCTCCGCCTTCGTCAATGGCCTCGAACACGCAGCCGGCATCGAATGTATTGCACCGTGACACACCACGATTACGGCCGCTCGTGGTGATAAGCGCCTTGTGGATATCAGAGCGAACGCGATACGCCTTGCGCTGAACCTTCTCGTCATCGAGGAAGACCGAAATCTCGAACCGCTCGTTGTGGCGAAAACGGTGCGTGGCCGCCTCATTGCCGGTCTCGGCGTTGGTCGGCAGTGTGCCGGCATAGAGAACGTAGACGTTCGGCACCTCGGCATCCGTGGCCTCGCGACCAGCCGCCACACCTTCTAGCACATCGCCATAATCGTACCAGTAGCCGTTCGCGCGACTCATCGTCTTCAGCGTGTCGATGAGATCATCGTGAAGGCTGGTCAGAATTGGCTCAGATGCGGCCATTACGGTTTACCTCTGCGAGCGGATGCGCCGAGCTGGCGGCCGAGGCGGCGCTGCGCCTCCTGGAGTCTCTTGCCTCTCGACCTGCTTTCCTGGATGGCCTCTTCCACCGCTCCACTGACAAGCATCAACAGTGGACCAGCCGAGTCTCGCTCGGCCGGTGCTCGGTGTGGCCTGGCTGGCATTCGCATTGTCCGCGTGAAGGGACCGCGCATGTGTGCCTTCACGGGATGGCCGCCGCGACTATGTGCTCTGACCCTGTGAGCCGAAACCTCCTCCGGTCCGTGATATCCGAACTCATGGATCCGGCCATACCCCAGCATGGACCCGATCACGACAGACTCCTTGTCGACCATCCTCGAGCGGATCGAGCGGCGAAGCTGGCCACTGCGGATGCCGAGGCGGTTCGGTCCGGCCGGTCCCGAGAGGCGCAGCTTCCAGAACTTGGCCACGATCTGGCCGCCTTTCTGGATGGCCTTGTTCTTCTCGTCGTCTGCCACTTTCGGCAACAGGTGAAGCATGGCCGTTGTCTGATCCATGCCGTCTGCCTTGATCGCAAGTGCCAGGCTCAAGAGACCGAAACCCCCGAATAGCGCGCGAGAATGTCGGCCACCTCCGGAAGCCAGGTGTCATTCAGATAGCTGACGCTGATACCGGCCTCGCTGCGGCTTGCGACGCCTTCGCGCTCCCGTTCCTTCTGGTGCCATTGCCAGACAGTCTGAATCGTTGCCGCGAGCTGGAGATCAGCGGCCTTCTCATTCCAGCCATAGAGCATGAGCTGTGAGGCGGTTCCAGAGGTCAGATAGCCGGCGACGTAGGTGATCTCTACAAGCTGGCTGCCAATGTAGAATGAGTTGCCATTGACGAGCTCGATCATACCTTCCTGGTGATGAATCAGGAAATCCTCGTCGTAGCCTTCCGTTAGCGCATCGTGCGTTGGGTACGTCTTCAGCGTCGTCACTGACGTGACTGGCCGCTCTGGCAGCCAGAGCTTCGCGCCACCATGCGATGACAGCCGCGGCAGCGTGGAGCCATCATGCGTCCACGTCCGGCTGATGAGATGCCGACCGAGAGCCGTTTCAATGCGCGCGGAAACGGCGTTGATTAGATGCACCAGCTCGGCGTCAGAGCGCATGGCTTTGATGTCGCCGTGCTCCTTCACGCGCTCGAGGCTCGTCAATGCGTATGTATTCTCCGAGACCGCCATGGCTCACCTATGCTACGAACGGATTACGCTTGATGATGATTGGCTCCTGCTTGGTGTATTCAGTAATCGATCCGGCCGCCTGTGTAAGCTTCAGGCACCACCTGCCGTGAAAGTCGGTGTCGGTGCCTACCAGCGTCGTATGCGTACTCGTAAACGTGAACGTGCAGGTGCCGTCTGCGGCCAGATTCGTGCAGGCCACGCCATCGATCTTGTTGGTGCCGGCAGCCGCCTCGTCATCGTGAACGTACATGGCGGCACCGTCGAAGGCGGAAGTCAGATCCACCGTGCTTCCGCCACGCTTGACCGTGAGCGTATGCGCGATGTTGTTGTCGCCTTCGGTCAACTCAATCAGGTTGTCGCTCATTCTCACACCGCTCCTGCAGACTGCGAGCGATTCGCCGCCGTAGCTTCCGCCTCTCGAGGAGGTGCGCCAGCCGTTGTCGAATGTCCCAGCAGCTCCGCCGTGACCGATCGAGCGGCGAGTCCCGCCGTCTGCTCTCGTGCATTGGCGGTGACCTCCTCGTCATTCAGCGCAAAGCCAGCGGTCTGCGTGGCGGCAGATATGGATGCGTCTATCTGTGTTCGCGATGCCACACCGGCTGTTTTCGCCATGCCTGACATATCCGCATCCTGGCTCCGCGCCGCCAGCGCAGCGGCCTCGGCATTTGCGAGAAGCTCGGCATCCACCCCTTCTCGGCCTTCTCCGCTGGTTGTGATTGTGACGATGTCGGAGAACCACTCGTAGCCGTCATACTCCAATCTGGTCCTGTGTCGCCATTCTACGTGGTTGCCTGTGATCGTGTTTGGATGCTTGTACCACCTAAGCAGGCCTGCCTTGGCGTACTTCGTGTATCCGAACTCGGTCCAGTCGCCACCGTTGAGCGAATACTCGAAGTGCATCCATCCAGTACAGTCATCGCCGATCATTCCAACCAAAAAGCGTCCGCGAAACATCCACGTCGTTTGCGGCGCCGAGACGCCATCGTCGGTTGTCCAGTTGGCGCCTTCGCCTGGCGATCCCTCGCGCTGGCACTGCAGCAGCGAGAATGGCTTGCAGGCCATCAGTCGGTGGCCGTGACGAGAATGGTGTCGGCCGCGCCGCCAGCATGAACAGCCACGGCAACCTTAGTGATGAGGCGGTTGACGCCACCCCACGATCCCATATGTGAACCAAGTGTCGTATATGGCGGGATCGGAATTGTGTCGATGCCTGCAGGAACTGCAGCCGAAAACACAAACAGCGTGCATCGCGCCGTACCAATAAAGTGGTCCCATCTAATGAATGGAACGGCAATCGACGAATCTGCGACACCAGAGCCGCCGGTCTTCGGGAGCCAGTTTAGGCTGCAGCTGTCCGGGTTCGGAAAGTAGATCGTGTCTCCGTGCGCACCGGCAATCGTTACGCGATATTGTGTGCCTTGCTGCTTGTAGGAGCTGAATCCAGCAAAGGCGAGCGCGGCGATTGCGCAAAGCGAAAGCAGCCAGTGACCTCTGCGCTTCATGTCTCACCTACTTTTCGACAATGAAGAAGGCGCGTCCATAGGCCTGATGCGCAGCGCCGATATTGTCCAGAATCACGCGCACATACCATCCGCCTTCCGTTGGCAACTCCCCGGTGTCAATCGAATCCACCACCGCAACGGTTGCACTGTCCACCGTGTCCAGAGCCGTCTTTGTGAACCAGTTAGTGTTATTCGGCGAAAGCTGCGTGGTCCACGTCGTTGAATCAGAGACTGCAAGCTTGATGTAGACCTTCTTCGCATCAATCGGAATCAAGATGGCGGTGGTCGTGTCCACGGCCGTGCTCAATGAATCGCCACCGAGCGCCTGCTTGGCCAGCTTCGTCTCGAATCTGGCTCCGGCGGTAAGGCAGAACACGAGGCACAGTGTCACGAACCCGAGGATACTTCTCTTCATTTTGCGTCACCCTTCTGCGCCTTGGCCTTTGGCTTCGGCGCCTCCACGACATCGAAGGCGTCGCCATAGAACTTCCGCAGCTCCGCCAGTTCCTTTTCCGTCACTTCCTTCACTTCTCCGATGCGCAAGATTCTCCAGCCGTAACCTGGAATGCCGATGGCCTTGTTGAAGACCCTTGCGCCTGGTTTCCACTGAATGTGTGGCATGTCGGACCTCCCTCCCGGACTGAGGCGGAGGCCGGAGCCTCCGCTCTCATCCGCCGCCGCATTCCTACGACACGTTGATGAAGTAGTGAGCGGTATGATCCGATGCGTCCGTGTGATCCTTGGAAGGCGCGAAGGCAACTCGCTGGCGTCCGATCAAAACCACGGAATCGTAGCCAGGATGCGGAACCGTGAGGATCTCGAGCGTTCTCTTCGATCCGAAGATAAAGCGCGTCACGTTGGCGATGATCGCTCCGGTGACAGATCCAGTCCCGGCATTGATACCACCGGCGTCGAGCGTCTCCGGCATGCCTTCCGTGACAACCACAGGAACGCCACCAATGGATGCCATCTGACCAGTGACGAGCGTGGCCTGAGCACCCATCTTATCCACCGTGATAAGATTCGTGTCCTGGAGCAGTCCGAGATAGGCTACCGGCGAGACAAAGAGTCTCTGCTCTTGCGTGTTCACGCCATACTTACCCATGGCCTCACGGCCAGTGAGAACGGTAGTCCCGGTCAACGGTCCGCCGACTGCGGTGGTGTATGGTGTGCTCTGCTCGATGCAGTGGATCCTAAGGCCGATGCCGGCCGCATCCGCATAGTAGAGACCAGACGTTGCCGGAGCGTCGTCGAGCGTCGCGTCAGATGGCGTGCGCTGTGCATTGATGCAAAGACCATCCGCCGCCTTCGCCATCGCCTTGCGAATACCGTTCCGCATACGCTCGAGAGTATTGATGACCATGTCTTCGGTGCCTTCCACCGAAACACCCTGGTCAACCTCGTGCTTCACTGCGGTCAGCGTGGCGTAGTCGGTCTGCGCCTGACTGAACAGCGAGGTGTTGAACATGTTGGCAGTCGCTGCGGCCGTCTGCGTAGCGATGTAGACGGTTGCCTCGGTAATCTCGCTGGGAACGCGCCGCGATCCCTCTCCGTCCGGCATCATTTCCTGCGGGAATTGGCTCGCGACCGTCGTCGGCAGCGTGTAGTAGTCAATCACTCTGGCCGAATAGCCGGTCGGAACCCACTCAGCACCACCGGCAGCACTTCCGGTATCCCACCAGCTACCAGCCGCCTTCGTGTGAAGGTCCATCAGCTCGCGGTATTCCGGAATCTCCGACCACTTCGGCTGCGAGTACGGTGATCCGTTCAGCGCCGCCTTTTTCGCGAGCCACGTTCTGACCTCCATGCGATCGAAGGCCTTGTCGTTCAGCTCCTGGATATCCTTGTCAATGTCGAGGCGCGCCGGCCGCGAGAGGATGTCCTTCATTGACCGATAGGCACCAGGCGTGTCCGCAACAACGACGCGCCGATTCTTCTCGCGTGCCTTTTCAACGTCCTGCATGATCTTTGCGGCCGCAAGGCGCTTCTCCGCATCCGTGCCGGAGGCCTTGACTGCCTCGGTGAGATCGTGAACGGCCTTCAGGAACTTGTCATCAGGCTGCTCGAGAACCTCCGGAGTCTTCTCTTCCCTGACTTCCGGTTCCGGCGTGACCGCCGGATCCTTCGGAGCACTCATGGTAAGTCTCCTCTGTCTCCCGACAGTGGTTGTGCGCCGCGCCGCTAGGCGGCCACGCCGCTAATCGTGGAACTTCGTTGCAAACGCAACCTCCTCCGCTAGTGTGCGACCGATCAGCTCCACGACCCTGTAGGCCGGCCGGAGATCCGGAAGCACCGCCTCCTTGCGCGCCGCAGGCTTCTCGCCAGCCTTGCGCCGCTCCTTCAACTTCAATGCCTTCTCACGCGTCCATGCCTTCGCCACTTCGACGAACGTGTCTCGATTCGCAGGAATCGGAACCAGCGAGACCTCTACGAGCTCGAGGTCCTTGATCCTGAAGAGCTCCATCTCTTCGTCATACTCGGCCTCGTTGATGAAGAAGCCGATCGAGGCGCCGTCGAGCACTTCGTCAATGACAAGCTGCTGGATGTCTGGACGAGCCGAGGAAATGAAGCCTTCGCCGGACAAGCCGCCTTCGGCGAGTTCGAGCCTCGTCCAGTTGCCAACCGGCTGCATCATGTCGTGGTAGGCCAGCATCCGTGGCCTTTCCATGAACTTCGCAAGCGAAGACTTGAATGCTCCTACCTCGACAATCTCCTGCATCTCGTCGATCGACGGCGTTGACATGAGCGAGCGGATCGCCAGCCGACCAGACTCGTCGCGAGCAGCCTTGGCACCGTGCGGCCGCAGCTCCAGCCGCGTAAAGACCTCAATGTCAGGCACCATGCGAGCCGTCGCGTCCGTGTGGCGGTACTTCGGAAATGCGGTATGATCCATCACACATCCCCTGGAATCACGGTGCAGCGACAGTTGACCGACTCCTCGGCACGATCAATCTGGCCTGGAAATGGTCCGCGCGCTCCGCTTGGTAGAATGAAATCGTCGTTCAGGCCGACAGCCTTTCCGTCCATGTAGGCATGCGATTCGCGCACATCCTCGTCGCGAGCCGACAGCCACTCCTTCGCAGTGACGCCAGCCTCGGCCATGCCTTCCGTCGCGCCTTTGTTGTAGAGCTTTGCCGTCTCGGTGCGAGCGATCATCATGGAACGGAAACGCTCATTGCGGATGTGGCGATCGCGAAACTCCTGCTCGAGCCGGCGGATGGTCCACTGCTCCTCGGCGGCCTGGCGCACGAGATCGCGGACAAGCTCTTTCTGCGTGTCGAGCATCTTGGTGACGTCGGCGGCAATGGTGCGCGCAAGGAACTCGCGGATAGCCTCGTTGTCGGTATCGAAAGGCGTAAACTCGTCATTGATTTCCCGGAGGATGTCTTCCGCGCCTGCCTTCAAGGTGTCCTCGCCGAGAGGCTCGATTGCATCCAACCAGTCCGCCTCGGCGGCCGAGGAGTCGAAGAACTCATCCTCAGTCCAGTCCGGAGGCACCGGATCGTCCGGCTCCGCCTTGGATCGTGCAGCGAGGCCGCGGCGCTTGGCGTCGATCGTGTCGAGAACCTCGTCTCGCAGCTCTCGCAGGAGCGGTCGGACCTTGCGAACCCAGGCACGTTCAATTGATTCAGAGCGCAGTGCGTGCGCCTTCCAGCGAGCACCGCGCGCATCCTTGGTCTGCGTTTCCACCGCGAGGCGCTTCAGTTCTGCGTAATCGTCAGCCGTGACAGATTCCGGCCAGCCGGAGCCATAGTCGGCGAAGGCATCGAGCATCGAGAAGCCACCCTGCTCGAACGGCTCATCACCCCATTCCGTGTCTTCACCGAAGTTGCGCGCCTGGCGGATCTCGTTAGGCGTTCGGACCTTGTGCCGCAGATAGATTGCGTCCACCTCCGCGAGCTCTCGCCTGTTCGGCTGTAGCGCCTCGATCTCGGAATAGTCGTGCTCGAGGTAGACCGGCTGGTTACTCGGCGTATTGCCTTCCGCCAGAAGCACCAGAGGCGAGGAGTTGAGCGTGTCCGTTATGAGCTGGTTGGCCGGCATCACGGCATTGCGGTAGAAGAACTGCTGCTGCTCGCGGCTGTTCGACCAGTTCGCATGCTCGAGGAGTCCGAGCGCAAATGGCGGCACCTTGAAGACGGAGAGGATTTCGGCGCGGCACCACGCCATGAGCTCCATGAAGCTCGCGTCGGTCGGCGTGTCAGAGATCGGTGTGGCCTGGAGAGCCTTACCCCATAGCATGATGGCCTTACCGACGTTCGCAACGCCGGTATGGTCGCGCGTGAACTGCTCGACGAAACGCGCGATCTCCTCATTGGCCGGCTTCGTCTCTCTTGTGATGAGGAGCGTTGCGAGCGTGGCGTTCGCGAAGTAGCCTTTGTTCCAGGCCATCGCAGACCACATGAGATTCAGCGTTGGCTCGAGCTCCTTCAGCGGCGAGAGACCATGGATCGGATCAGTTGGGTGTGGCCGCTTGACCTGGATGACTTGTTCTGGCGCGAAGGTGATCTTTCCGCCAGGTCCGTCATAGGTCCAGGCGGCGATCGGCGAGGCGGCCTTGCCATCACGGATCCGCGACTTATCGAGCTGCGGCTTCATGCGGTCAGATCGCTGGATCCACAGCTCCTCCGGATCCTTCCAGGCAAGCGCTGGGTCGCGGCCAGCAGCGGAGAGGCTATCTTCGGTCGTCAGAAAGGCCTCGCCAGTCAGGCCAAGCTGCTGGTGGAGCTTGTAGACCAGCGAGTAGAGGCCATCCTCCGGATTCGGATTCCAGAGCAGGTCCATCAACGGATGCTCTGGCAGCTCCTCGGCGCCATCGTCTGTGGCACGCACCACCTTTAGCGGCACCGAGGCCGCGGCATTGGCGATTGCGTCAACGCATGCCGCGATCCACGGAAAGCGGTGCTTCGCCTGCTCGATGTAGGCGGTATAATTCTGGTCAAGAGGCTCCACGCCGGCGCCGGAGTAACTCCGCAACTCGTTGACGAGCGAGGGAATTACCGGATTGCTCTTTGCGTAGAGTTCTCTTGCTTCGTCTTCTGTGAGGTTCGTCAGTAGCCGCTTACGCAGCCATGTGGCGATAGACAAGCCATCCTCGGCTTGCCTCCTGGAGTTACTCGCGCTTGCCAGAGCGTGTCGCGCAGGAGGCGGTCAACCATTGCAGCCGGCCGCCTCCCAGCGTCATCACGCGATTCAACCGCGCTCAATCGCCGCGGCATGGCAGGAGCGTCAGGCGCACTAGTCCTGTCGCAAGGCTCTGTTACCATTGGTTGCAAAGTCTGTCAAGGAATTGTCGGCCTGGTAGGCATTGAAAACGGCCGCCAGTTTACGAGAGGAGCCGGCTCGATTCATCCGTCGGCGGAGCCGTAGAACCGACAGATTCAACTGGCGGCCGTTGGTGAGTAGCACCCATTCATATACTCGAAGAACCAGGCGAAAAGTCCGCAAGGCCTCTTATGGCTCCCCCTCACCTCTGGCCAACCGGATCAGCCAGATCACTAGACGGTCCACTGGCATTGTCTCGAATCGCTCCTGTTGTGCTCTAGCCTCGGCCACGGCCGTCGTGAGCTGTGCCATGATCGCGCTCTCGTCGAGGAGGTCCGCATTCACCCTCGGATTGGCAAGCTGGTCGTCCATCCAATCCCAGCCGAAGAGCCAGAAGCCGATGAAGCGGTTGTCACGGTAGCCGCAATCAGTTCTCGGCACTCGAGCCTTCCTGGAGATCGCGCCATGCGTGGCCGTGGTGAGTAGTGGGTTGATGTTCATGGCCGCTCCTTGCTCCACTCCTCCTTGGCTCGCGGGTATTCCTCGAGCAGCACCTCAAGCCGGCCGGCGAACCAGTCGAAGGCGAGCCTGCGGCCGTACCACCAGCCGAGGATAAGGCCAGCCAGGAAAGCAATCACCGAAAGGATCACTCCGGCACCTCCATTCCAGTGATCTCGCACCAGCGGCGGCGGTAGGCAACCACACATTTATTAAGGCTGGCTCCGCCATCGACGTACTCGTAATTTGGAGCTGCCACATTCCGGTATTGCATCAGCACCTCCGCGAAGAGCGCGGTGGCTGCGGTGAGGTTGGTCACCCCTTTGCCGGATCCGCCGCAATAGTGGCAAAGACCTTGCTCTACGCCATCTATGACGATGTAACCGTGGCCCTCGCAGTGCTCGCAAGTTATAGCCACACCGCTCCGAAGCCTCCTTCCTCGACTCGAGACCAGGCGAGTGCGGCGCTCATCACGCAGTCATCGTGCATGCCGCTCGGCGCACCATACTTCGGTAGGCCACTCGCCGTCTGTTGGCATTCGTAAGCCTGCAGCTCGCCGATCAGCACGTCGTCTGGTATGATCTTGATGCTGCCGTTCTCGAAGGCGAGCGCGAGCGCCTCAATGGCCTTGGCCTTCGTGGCATTCGTGGTGGTGAATGGCCTGAGCGGCAAGCCATCCCGAGCAAGCTCCTCGCACAGCGGCTCTCCCATTGAGTTCTTCTCGGCCACCACCTCCACCGGCCGGAACCGCTCGGCGAGCGCCATCAGGCGGCCACGCTGCACGGTGTAGTCGATCTGATTGAAGCGGTCGAGGTAGACGATCGCCTTCTCGGTGAGGTCCAGCACGGTGAGCACGGTGAAGTCCTCGTGCTTCCCCCAATCAACCCCAATGACGTATTCGTGATTTTCTTCCGACGTTTCTGCTGGTTTTGCGGTAACGGATTCCATGACACGGCGGAAGACCTCGCCGGCGTCATCAAGGAACTCGGCCTGGTATTCCTGGCGCCAGATCCGCTCCGGTATGCGGCCGGCCTCGTAGTCGGACCGGACACGCTCCTTCTCCTCTTCGGCCAGAAACGGATTGTCGAAGCTCGTCTGGTGCCACGATCGCCAGCCAGCCTCCTCGGCCTTCCCGCGGCGGTACAGGCCATGAAACCAGTTCTTGCCTTTCGGTGTGCCGAGGAAGTAGGCGTCTCCCTGGCAATCCATGAGCGCAGGCTCCACCGATTCCATCCAGGCTCGTTCCTGGATGATCCCGGTCTCGTCAAAGATCGCACGGTCCAGGCCTTCGCCGACGAGGCTGTCTGGATCCTCGGCGCTGCGGAGCTGCACCTCACCACCATGCGGAAACACGATCGCTCGATCCACCTCGCGGATCTCGAGGCCAGGCAAGTGCGTCTTGATCTGAAGCGCCAGGCGCCGGAGCCTCTTCCAGCCTGTACGGCCGAGCTTGTGCGTCGGCCAGATCCACCAGGCTAGGCCACCGCGCGCCGCGACCTCGAGGCCAAGTACGGAACCGAGGAGGCTCTTGCCGCGCCGGCGACCGGCCACGAAGACCTTGAACCTCGCCGGATCGGTCCGGATCTCATCCTGCACAGGATCAAGCGGCGGCATGGTGAGCGTTACGGTGGTCATTTCTCAACCACGATACGAACTCGGCTCAATAGACATGGTGGCTCGTCTGGCTCTGGAAGCTGGATCTGTATGTCTTCTCGCGGCGCAGTATAGACAACGCGCGCCTTCCCTGGCCGTTGCCACGGATCGAAGAAGCCACGCAGGCATTCTCGCTTAGAGCGCACCTGGCCATATCCGTTCTTGGATGAGTCAAAATCAGAGCCAGTCCAACATTTGCACCAGTTATCTAGTTCCGGTCCGCGATTCTTTTGCGTTAGGTGCAGTTGTTGGCGGAGCCGCCTGCGATCAGTTGGATTCAAGCTATAGCCCCTTTATCCGCCTTAGGCTCAACCGCTAAACTCGGCGTCGAGCCGTAGGCGCGCAGGCTCTTGAGTCGATCGTAGAGCTCGGCCATCTTGCTCCAATCGTGTGAATCACGATCGTTGTTGGCAGGAACGACCGTAGACCATTCAAGCAGCGCCTCATACCACGTCAGGAATTGGAAGGCCTTGGCTCCGGCCAGCGGTGCCATGCCATCCGTGAGCAGAAGGTTCGCCAGCTCGCGGCAATCATCACGGCTACAGACATGCCACTTGGCCATCGGATTGAGGCTATTACGGAACGCCTTGTCATAGCAGACGATCCGACCGAGGCCGCCGGAGATCCGTCTCGCTCGCTCAAGCACATGCACATCGTCGGCTCGAAGCTGCATATGGAATGCGCAGGCATAGCCTTTGTTGGCTCGCGTTATCAGAAAGCAACCTTCGCCATTGATGAGGCCGGCGAGCCAGCCGAGCTCGGCCTCGGATGCCTCGGCCACCTACCGCAGCCACCAGAAGAAGTCGAGCAGGTTGAAGCCGTCCAGGATGAAGAGCGCGCCAGCCAGCGCGCAGATCAGCATGCTAAGTCTCTGCATTGTGCATCTCCTCCAATGCCTTCCAGGCACCGTCTATGAGTTCCTCGAACTTCTCCGTGCGCCACCTCTCGTGGCCGTTCTTATCGAAGTAGTGGCCATCGCAGATGTTGTTCTTGTCCAAGAACTCCAGGACCATGCGCAGATACCTACTCGTCGCCGTTTCCATTGGCTCCAGGCCACTCGAGTTTGATCTTGATGGCCTCTCCGTCTTTGCCTTGGATCTCCTGCACGCGGCGTCCGTACATCTGCGGATAGCGTCGCTCCTGTGTCCAGGCGGCGGCCTGCCAGTGGCCTTCCTTTGCGGCCTTGCGGATGATGGACATGCGCTCTGCAGCGCCTTTGGCCTCTGCGGTCTTTACCGCCACATAGAAGGCACGAAATATGCCGTTCTTGGCATCTTGGCCGTCTGCCATCCAGCGGCGGAACGTCTCATAGCTAATGCCACCGAAAGCTGCGGCAAGCTCATACGTCAGGCCGAGTTCGATGCCTTCGCAGATCACTTCCTGCACCTTCTTGTTCAGCTTGCATGGTCTGCCTGTGGCCATGCCGAATCACTACTCCTTCCGTTCTGCTGGCGGTCGCAATCTGCCATACAGCGACCGGAGCATCCGCTCTCGCTCACGCACCAGGTATCGCGCATATTCCTCTGGTGTCATCTCCGTCTCGGGTTCTGGCTCTGGCCACACGCGCCGCACTCGGAATCCATCAATTTCTCGAGCGCATCCGAGATCGGGATAGGCGAAACACGGAGCATCGCTGAGCCTGTAGAGCACCAGATATCCCGCTCGGCCAGATGTCTCGGCTAATCGCGTCAAGACGGTCACAGGCTTTGATTGCTGGCCGATATCTCTGGCGGTCTCAATAAACAGTAGTGGCTCTTTGGTGCCACTATGCCACTCACACCAGAGCGTTGCGTCCACGTCAATGCAGGTCAGTCCGTGCGCCTCTGCGTCTGAAATGAACCGGCGCACCGATGCCTCGCGATGCCATACCGAGTAGCTCAGGTCTCGCTCTCCATACAACTCATCCTGCGCCACCACCACACCTCCTCTATCGCCACGCGCAGTCTTGCATGGATCCTCTCTGTGTCAACGAATTGTCGGCCATATTACTTGCTCGCCAGTCCTGCTCGGCGAAACATCGACTCCCACACTGATTCGCGGTGAACAAAGAACTCGTTATCTCTGACGAAGTGCTGGCAGATGTCGTATGCTCGATGCTCTAATTCGTCGTCGTGGCGGCGCCAGCCGAGGCCAATCTGATATGTGAGGCGCGGCCGCAGCTCGAGAGGCGTCTTCTCGCTGTCACGCCGTGTGGTTCCGTCCTCGTTGGCGCAGAATCTTGGATCGCTACATCTGTTCGCGAGCCTCGGAGCTCCACTCTTGCGGTATCCGGTGATCTCTTTGTCTGCGTAGAGCGGACAGTCGCCAAGCTGAAGGCAGGCAGCGCATAGGCACCTCGAGCACGGCGCGTTATGGTCGCTGAGTTGGACCATCAAAGGCGGTCCGTCCGCGCCAGGCCGGCGATGTAGCCTCTCCCGCCTGTATTTCTCTATCGCCTCGCCGGTCGTTCTCCAGAGACCGTGAATCTTCCTGCCGTCGATTCTGCCTTCCCGTATCAGCATCGCGATTCTTCCCGCGCTGATACCGAGGCGGCCTGCGGCCTCGTCCGCCTTCATCGGATAATCGGCGATGAGCGCGATCTCTTCTCGAGCGAGCACCTCTGAGCGGTTCACGACGATTACGGTACGGTAGACATTATACTTGCGCCGCTTGGAGGTTGAGGCAACGCGAAGCCTCCTGATCTTCTTGGAAGATAGCTCGCCGCGCTTGATGTAAAGGCGCACCGTGCTGTCCGCACAGTCCAGTATGAGGCTTGCGTCGGTTATCGTGATCCACTCGTCAGGTTCAATCGTCATCCTCAAGCCACCGATGGTTTTGATTTCGCAGGCTCCGCACGAGGTAGATACTTCCGGCCGCCAAGATGAGCGGCACAAGTGCCATTAGCCGCCACATAGCTTCTCCTCCTTCCACTTCACTCTCGTCGCCATCGTGATCGCGATCGAATCAGCAATCGCGGCGGCCTCCTCAGTGACCTTACCGCGCGAAGTCATCACTTTCCGGCCGTCAAAGAGGTGCGGATACATCACCTTGACAACCTCCACGATCTGTTGCTTCGTTGCCTTGCCGGTCGAAACAGCTCGCTTAGCCTGCAGCGGGTTGATCTCATAGACCGTCAAAAGGTCGATCCGGACCTCGGCCGAGAAATGCGAGTAGATCGCCTGCCTACAGCAGGCCATCTGCTCCATGGATCGCGAGTGCGGAACGAACGCGGCAGACTCTATACCTAGCGCGATGCGCGAGTGATAGAACCGCGGCCGGTGTGATGCCTTCTCAACCATCATCAAGGCGATCAGGTCCGCTCGAGTCCAGAAAGGCACCGTCTTCGGCGCCGCTTCGATCAAATAGGCATCCACCTTGTCGTCTTCCATGACGCACATTGCCGGATGGATCAGGCCAGGATCGCAGCCAATGAAGATCATGGCCTCGCCTCCAGTCTGACATTCTGCAGCTCCACCATCAGCGAATCGGCACGGTTGGCCTCCTGCTCCGCTCGCTCATAGACCTTGAGCCACCTCGTCTTCCACGGCTCCTCAATCGCCTGCACGATCCGCTCATCGATGTCGGCGTGCGCTCGCCAGGTGCCGTGCGAGTAGCCAAGCGCGTAGGCGAGCAAGAGCGAGAGCGCTAGAGATGCAACGCGCCGTATCATGGCGCCACTCGGAAGACGTGTACTGCTGTGTATGCTGCGCTGCTCGTCTCGAGCGCCTTCTCCTGGCTCACGAACAGCCAGCCGGAGTGCGGATCGCCTGGCGGCACGTCCGTGTTCTCGGCATAGGCCACGGCCGAGACCTCCACTCCACCGTTGAACCAGAAAGGCGATAGATCCACCACCGCATACGGCTGCGGCTTCCAGCTCGGCCAATCACCAGTCGCAACGGCCGCAAGATCCATGGGATTGAAGAAGACGAGCTCCGGCCGATAATCGTCAGCCTGGAATCCCCGTGAGCCTCCACAATCACCACAATCGCAGACCGGCGGACACGTCGTTCCGTCTGGGTAGCCGTACCAGCAGCGGCCGATACCCTTGCGCCTGCCGAAAACCACGGCTCGCCGCCTGCCGTCATCCAGGAAAGCACCGCCTCGGTATGTATCCTCCGGACAGTGGTCTACGATGCAGTGATCACCAGCTCCATCCTCCCAGCAAGCCAAATCATCATATCGCAGAAGCGTCGTTGATCCCAGCATCGTGTTGGCGGCTGGCGGATCAAGCGGATTCGGCCACCCGTAGGCGTAGATGGTCGGTCCGGATGGTCCTTGGCCGTCTCGATGGCGACCGCAGGCAAGGCGGCGGCCAAGCGTATATTGATACGCGAACCATTCGGGAATGGTGAATAGATACACGTTTGATTCGATCGCCGGCCTATCGAGATACCACGGTCCGAGCGTCTGCGAATCGTTGAGAACAATCCGCGAGGTGGCTCGGCACGGAGAATCAGTGTATTGGTAGTGCTTCGCATAGACCAAGTGCAGCCGCTGCGATGGACCATGCCAGAGGAGCTCAACATCCTTGAGCTTGAGGTCGGCGGAAGTCCCCGGCGGCATCGGATTGCCGGCCTGCAGGATCTCAGCCGTGTAGAGCTCCGAAAAGTCTCCGGTGATCTTCGGGAGCGGAATCGTCACCTCGTAGAGCTGCGGATCCATGTTGACGAGGTGGCCGGTGCAAAAGAGCGAACCTCTGTCACCGTCCCCGTAGCGGTAGTATTCCTTCGCGCCTCCCGAGAACGCGATTGGTAAACGGAAGGCACCGAGATACTCGATGTCCCCCGGAGTTAGGCGGTGAATGGATTGCGTGTTCGGATCAGGCACGAAGCCGGGACCCAGCTCGCGCACCGCGTCTTGCATGATGAACGGAGGCTCAGGTGGCGTCGCCGGCTGCGTCGCGCAGCAGGCGAGACCCAGGAGTGCCAGAGTGGCAAGGATTTTCATGGAACATCCCCCCCTCGCTCCCCAGCGACCACTCCAGCAACTCCCGGGTCTCGAGCTCTATGGAACATCCTCCCCTCGCTCCCCAGCGACCACTCCAGCAACTCCCGGATCTCGAGCTCTTCGGCTACGATATCATAGAGCGCCTTGCGCTCCTCGGCGTCCTCGGCGTTATTGAGTAGCGCCGTGAATGCCGCCAACGCCGTATCAGTCATCTTCCTTCTCCTTCTGAGCTTCCCTGAGAAGCCAGATCGCAAGATCCACGAGAGCGGTGATCGGATCTTCCGGCCAACCTCGCGTGATTCCTTCCAGCCAGTTCGCTGCCGCTCTGAGTTCGGCGGCCTCGATCTGCCGAGTGGTCGCAGCGTTCGTGCTCATTGCGTGCCTCCTCGCAAGTCGCGCAGGCGCTTGCCGTGCGCGAGATGGCGCTGTAGGTCCTTTTCGGAGAGTTCGCCGCGCAGCCGGCGAAGTTCTCCGTCAAGCCATTCCTGTGTGTGCCATGGTGCTGAGAATGAGAGAGAGTCGTAGAGTGGTGCGGCGTTATCGAGCGAATGCCATTTGGCCTTGCAGCTACACCAGGCGGCTACCATGTGCCAGGAACCGTGCGCGAAGCTCGGATAGCGAAGAATGCGAGCATCGTTGCAGCGCGAGCACTTCTCGGCAAAGTGGCGCTCGGCAAGCTCC